CGCATCCGCCATCCGGCCCCGCAGGTAGCCGGGAGCGTTGTTGAACCCCGACACGTTGGCGTTGAGCCAGTCGATCGCCGGGCTCGTCCCCGGCTTGTTCTGGCTGGCGACCGGGTTGTAGAGGTTGGTCGCGGTCTTGGGCGTGGGCGTCTTGGGAGCCTGGTTGCCCGGCGTGACGTAGGGCGAGTTCAGCAGCGGCTTATAGCGATTCGGGATGTAGTAGCCACCACTGCCATTAGAGTAGGGCATCACAGACCTCCTACGAGTTGGCGCAGATACTCGATCGCCTGTGCATCGTTGGCGATCGACTGCGCTTTCTGCGCTTCGATATCAGCCAGCGACTGCTGATGGAAGGCAGTGAGATTGTTCTGGTTCATGTCGTACTGCTGCAGCTGCTGGGTCAGGTCCTGCTGCTGATAGCCGTAGTTGCGAGCGTAATCCCCGGCGTAGTTCGCCATCGCCTGCTGCTGCACGCCGGACTGGATGCCCCCGCCCGCGAGGCCGCGCTGACCGTACTGCGCCTTGTACGGGGCGTAGCCACGATTGAACTGTTGCGTCGTGTCAGCCAGGCTCCGCTCGCCGCGCTGCTGACTGAGGAAGCGACCATAAGCATTGGTCGCTGACTGCTGGCCGTAGTCGTACTCGACGCCGGACTTCTGGCGCTCGTAGGCGCCCGCGTCGTAGGGGGTATAGGTCGCCATCACCCGATCCTGATGATGAAGTTGACCGTGAGGTAGGGCGCCAGGTTGCCATTCGTCGGTGAGACACCGGCTGCCTGGATCGTCGGTGTACGCATGTCGGTCGCAAACGGATGGCTATGCGGATTGTTCCCGCTCATCCCACCGGAGCCATTGGTGCTCGGGCCATCGGAGTTGACGCGATCAGCGCCGTACGTCGGCTGGTGATTGGGGCCATCCTCTTGCCCGACAGCAATCGCCGTCTTGCGTGTGGTGAAGTCGAGCGCCAGGTTGCCGAGCGCCGGATAGATGGCATTGGTGTGTCCTGGGGCTGGCGCATTGTTGATGTCGTAGCCGTAGCGCAATCCCGAATCATGGGAGTGCTGCAAGCCGTGAACGTGGCTCTGCAAATCGTGGGTGTGAGCGATGTCGGTGGTGTTGGTCGTACCGCCGTGCTGGTGCTGATCGGCGGTGTGGGTGTGAGTCGGCACGATCAGATCACGACTGCCGCCCGTCGCGCCGAGATTGCCGAACAGCGCATCACCCGCAGAGCGACCAACCCCAACCCGCCCGCGCCTGTCAGGCAGGTTGAAGCTGCCGCTCGCCCCGCCGAAGTTGTAGCCGATCACCGCGAACAGTGCGGCGTAGACGGGATCGGTGGTGTTCTTCGAGGCGCCGTCGCAGAACACCCAGCCCGCAGGTGCATTCACCCCGGCGAACTCCCAAATCGTTCCAACCGGGATCACGGACGTGTCGGCGTACTGCTTGGTGACTGCGTGCTGTGGGGCTGTCGGCGGACCCGACAACGACAGCGGCCCGGTCATCGCTACCGATCCATCGCGGTTGATCAACTCGCTGCCGATGTGCGCTTCGACAGTGTTGAAGTTGAAGTCCACGTTGACGGCATCGGCCGGGGTGTTGTTGAGGATGTCCCTCAGCGGGGGCATGGCCGTCATGTTGTGAACCTCCGAGCCGTGTACTTCATCACGATCGCATCAATCGCCCAAGCCAATGCCTTGGTGTAATCCTCGGGCGAGAACTCCAACATCACGGCGCGCGCCCAGCCCAACGAGCCACCACGCGAGGCGACGGCAGGCGCTGTCGGACGCACGAGCACGTCACCGATCGTGCCACCGCCGCCCCACATCGCGCCGTTGCCCCAATCGAAGCCACCATTCGTCAGCCGGTTGGGATCGCTAGCAGCACGCCAGAACACGGCACCGGAAGCATTGAGGCCGAAGATGTGCGAACGCTGCACGGCGGTCGAGTCGTAGTTCCAGTACGTGTTCATGCGCACCGTCACCGCCTGCGGTGGCATGCGAGCAATCACGCGCGGACGCAGCCACGACTTCTGCAGGTCCGGCATCCCAGCGTGCTTCCAACTGGTGCGGTAGTAGTTGCGGAACCCGACGAGCGCCGTCGCTGGCTTGAACGTGTCGCCCGCCAGGCCCGGCTGCACCATCGTATGCAGCACGCCCGCATAGCCGGTGCAGCCGCACGCCACCACCATCGGGTACTCGGTCGCTACGTCGGAGCGTTCGACGATGCAAGCGACCGTGCCGAGCGCTGGCTTGTAGCGAACCCAGGCTCCGTTGCCAATCTCGGGGTCGAACACCATCACGCTGCCGTGGCTATTGAACTCAGGCTCGGGGTCGTACGGGATCGAACACCACAACCGACGACTCACCCAGCCCAGCCACACGTCGGTGTCGATCGTGATGGCATCGGTCGCGCGTCTGATCGGCTCGCTGATCAACTGCGGATCGCTGCCCTGGTAGGCGTAGATCGCGTTGCGCGACGAGGCCGAGAAGAAGTACACCGCGTCCTCGGACTTGGTGATGGCAGCGATGCCGGGCGCCCCGATCGAGAGCGAGACCTTGATCAACTGCCACGAATCACGGTCGTAGCCGTACAGCGCCCACACGCTGTCGACCTTGAAGATCAGCAGATGGTCGCGGTACGACTTCAAGCCGGTGATCTTCGAGCCGCCTTGCAGGATGTCGATATAGTCGGCGCTCGCCCAATCCTCTGGCTGATCGGGATGCGACCAGCGCAGCCGGTTGGGGTAGGTGACCGCGTCCTCGATGATGTTGGCGGCGAACACGTAGCCACCGTGGGGCTCAGCGAACTCACAGGCCGGGAACACGCCACGCACCGGGATCGAGTAATCGTTGTTGAAGTTGGCAGTGCCGGACTTGGCGAGCAGCGTCGCCAGGTTCCCGGCCGCTGGCGGGTTGATCACCTTGGCTGCCTGGTTGGCGCGCCCGGTCGCGAGGTAGACGGTGTCGCCCCAGCTGGCGATGTCGGCAATGTGGGGCGTGGCGGTGGCGACGATCCCCAGGTCGACGAAGTTCTGTCCCTGCTGGCAGGACCAGACCTTGTTGGCGTTGGTCACGAACACCGCGAACGCGCCCGTCGAGTAGAGGTGCATCTCAGAGTTGCGCGGACGCCAGTTGACAGTCGGATTGGCGACCACATCGGTGGTGTTCCAACCCGTCCACCCCGCCCGCGTCACGATCCCGCCGCGTGTGTCCATGTTGATGTTGAGCATCCCCGGCGACTCGTTGTCGTCGAGCATGAAGTCGGTCAGACGCAGATTGAGGCCACCCGTGAAGTCGAACAGATCGAGCGGCTGCAGTCGTCTGTATGGGGTGGGGTTGCGAATCACGGTGGCGCCAGCACCCACGACGTGACGGGGACAGGAACAGCGTCGATCGACCCGGAATAGACCAACGGGCGATGATGACGCGGCTCCATGATCGCCCGCCGAGCGCCCTCCACGTCGCCCTGCCAACGCTGCATGTAGGTCCCTTCCAGAACCTCATCTTCCTGCTGGGCGTAGGCGAGCGCGACCGCGTAGTGGATCAGAGCGACGTGCAAACGAGCATCGCAATCGGGGTCGTTGGACGGCGTCAGCCAGGACTGCGCGAAGCGGTAACCACGCAGCCGGTACGGGCGCGCGACGGTTGCTGCTTGCACCTTCGGGTACAACTGAATCTCGCCGCCCCACATCGAGTACTGGATCGGGTAGGTCGAACCGACCTGCGGCCCGTAGTAGTGATCGTCACCGAACTCAGGCCCGACCATCACCAGCCGGAAGTTGTGAGTCATGTCGTAGAACGCCATAATCCCGGCCTGGTTGACGTTGGCCGGAATCGCGATCGTGGACTGGCCGGGATCGAGCGTCACATCCCAATGGGTCTCGAAGAACGGCCACATGGTCTCGCCGTTGACGGTGCGCTCGAACGCCTGCTGCAGAAAGCTGTCGATCGTCGGGTCCGGTAGATCGCCCGCCGTGGTCTGCGTCTGAACCCGAACGGCACTGCGAAGGTCGGTCAGGTTCATCCGAACAGATCATCCTCTGTGATGGCGTCTAACGGCTGGCCGTTAGGTTCGGGCGGCACTTCGTCGACGATGACCTTGTCGGGCTTGGGGCCGCGCATGCGCTTGGGCTTCTCGGACGGGGCGTCCAGGTCGACCTGGACCGTCACGGCACGGCCGGTGTAACGATTGGCGGGCGACACCTTGCGACCGTGGAGCCCAGCCAGCTGCTTGTCCTGGGCGCGCTCGCCGTAGTACTCGCCCACGAGCATCTGCCCCTCGGTGCGAGTGGCGTTGATCGGGCGAGCGTAGGGGTTGTTCGGTAGCTGTTCTGCTGGCATGGCACCATCCTTCCAGGTCGCCCCCCGGTCCGGGTTGGGGCCGGACCGGGGAACGAGGAATCACGGCGCCTTGCTGATGCCTGTCAGCTTGAAGCAGCGACGGCGGTTGTTGATCACGGCGTTGCCGAAGGTCGTGATGAACGCCACGCTGGCATCGAGCGCGTTCGCAGCCGTCGTGCCAGCACCGCTGGCGCCACCAGCGGGAGGCCCGCCACCAGCGACGCCAGCAACCGTGCCGGGATCGCTCCCGCCGAGGTCGTTGGTGAAGCCCGAGTGCTGGAAGTTGCGATCCTTGTGGATCACGAGCCCGACGTACTCCGAGTTGATCCCGAGCATGGTCCCGGCCGGGCAGTCGGCATCCCACATGATCGGGATGTTCTCGAACAGCAGGTTGCGGAAGCCGAGGTTGGCCTTGTTGGTGTCGGTGTAGCGGACCTGCGGGGTCAGCGTCGACTCGTAGAAGGCGTACGTCGCCGGGTCGGTGAAGATGCCATCGACCTCATCGCCGCCGTTGTCGGACGTGGTCATC